TGACATTTACAGCGTTTGAAATACATAAGGACCTTGTAAATGAAGGCTTTGACCCACAATCAGATGAATATTATTCTGAAGTTGACAAAAGAATTAGAGTTGACTTTGGTAGTAAATTTGATAATAGTGAACAAAAGCAATCGACCACGCCCGTTCAGACGGTCGCTTCAGCTAATAGAAGCGTAAAACCTGGTCGCAAAACTGTGAGACTCACTTCCTCACAGGTGCATATCGCTAAAAAATTAGGAGTGCCACTTGAAGAGTACGCAAAACAACTTAAAAACACGAAGGAGGCGTAATGGAAAAAGACAAAAAAACTTCTCGTGCGAACCAAACACGGTCAAAATCTGAGAGACCAAAAGTGTGGGTTCCACCATCATCTCTAGATGCACCCCCTGCACCTGATGGATTCAGGTATAGATGGATTAGAGCAGAGAGTATCGGTTTTCAGGATACTAAAAATATAACTGGACGTATTAGAGAAGGTTATGAATTAGTAAGATCTGAAGACATTGAAAACTCATCTGACTATCCTGTTGTCGAAGATGGCAAATACAAGGGAGTGGTTGGGGTTGGCGGCCTTTTGCTTGCAAAGGTACCTAACGAGATCGCGCAGCAACGTCAGGACTACATGGCGAGAAAACATGAAGACCGAAACGAAGCTATAACAAACGATTTAATGAAGGAGCAAGATAAGAGAATGCCTATTGACGCTCAAAGGCAATCTCGTGTAAGCTTCGGTGGTACAAAGAAATCCTAATTAGGAATTCTCGGGATAACAACCAATTCCCTATCACTGATTAAATTAACAAACTATGGAAATAGGAGAAAACTATGGCAAATAGAAACACACAAGGTTTCGGTTTTTTACCTGCAGATTCACTAACTGGTCAAGCGATCAAGAATCAGCATAAATATAAAATCGATGCCGCCCATGGAACGTCTATCTATCAAGGTGGTTTAGTTATTTCTGAAGCAGGTGCTACTGGATATATTGATTCAGCAGGAACTGCAACAACGAGTGAGTTGTTAGGAGTTATGAATGGTATTTTTTTACAATGCCGCTACTACTCTTAAACCAACTTTTGCTAACGCATACATTCAACCGATCACTCCGGCAAATTCAGAAGATATAACTGCCTTTGTAATGGACAATCCTTTCCAGAGACTTGTCGCAGCAGCAGCTACGTCGTGGACTCAAGCAGCTGTACTAGCTACTTTTGGTGTTACTTCTACAGGAAATGACACAACTGGTAGATCAACTGGTTCAGTTACTATTACATCTACAGACGCAAATGCAAACTGCGTGCGTTTATATGGTTTAGCAGAAGATTCAGAGAATGCTGATAATACAGCAAACTTTTCATCTGTTGTTGTATCTATGAACACAAACAGGTTAGTACCATAATAGGAGTATATAGACATGGCAATATCACGTTCGCAACTAGTTAAAGAACTAGAGCCAGGCCTTAATGCACTTTTTGGTCTGGAATATAAAAGATATGAAAATCAGCATGCTGAGATTTATGTCGAGGAATCAAGTGACAGAGCTTTCGAAGAGGAAGTAATGTTATCTGGTTTCGCAAACGCACAAGTAAAAGGTGAAGGTGCTGGAGTCGCATTTGATTCTGCGCAAGAAACTTTTACAGCTCGTTACACTATGGAGACTGTAGCTTTAGCATTTGCAATCACAGAAGAAGCTATCGAAGATAACCTCTACGATAGATTAGCTTCTAGATATACAAAAGCTTTAGCAAGATCTATGAGTAATGCTAAACAAGTAAAAGCTGTTGAGCCTTTAATCAACGGTTTACCATCAACTGCAACATTTAATTCAGGTGATGGAGTTGCTTTATTTAGTACAGCTCACCCAACGATAGCAGGGACTTTTCAAAATACCTTGACTACACAGGCGGATCTTAACGAAACTTCATTAGAACAAGCCCTAATAGATATCGCAGGGATGACTGATGAAAGAGGTCTTAGAGTTGCAGCAAGAGCAGTTAAAATGGTCGTTCCTTCAGAGAACCAGTTTAACGCTGACAGACTTATGAAGTCTCAAGGCAGAACTGGAACAGCTGACAACGATATCAATGCAATCGTATCTATGGGTATGGTTCCTCAAGGTTATAGAGTGAACAATTACCTAACAGATTCTGATTCTTGGTATCTGATGACAGATGTACCTAATGGAATGAAGTATTTTAACAGAGCTCCATTAACAACTGCAATGGAAGGTGATTTCGACACTGGCAACGTTAGATACAAAGCTAGAGAAAGATACGTTTTTGGCGTATCAGACCCTAGAGGTATCTTTGGTTGTGAAGGTGCGTAATTAACTTTATTTATGTGGCGGCCTTAAAACCGCCACATTCAATATATAAATGGTGAGAAAATGAAAAAATTCCTAGTAAAAATATACGC